ATTCTGCCGGATGGATTTACCGATCAACATCTCCCGATACTTACCGCATTGGCATCGATATCGAGGGGGCGCTGTATTACGCCAATAATTCGGGCGGTCTGGATGGCACCAGTGTTCAATTACGCATCCAATATAAACCGAGCAACTCGTCGACCTGGCTAGAGCCATCAACGGTTTATGCCCAGGGTAACGGCTTTGTGACGGGGCACTATTGGACGCGTAATGTCTGGATCGAGGAAGGCCATTGGGAGTATTACGGCGACGACTGGAATAGCTGGTCCGAATGGCGCGACACCAGCCATTACGAATCGAGAACGGATTGGATCTCCGGATCCGGTGGTACGGTCATTATTTCAGGCGCCAGCCAGTCTCCAAAACGCGCTACGCTGTTTATCGACGTACCGACCGGCACCTATGATGTGCGGATCATCCGTGATACGGGCGACAGCAGCAATGCGCGGCTGCAGAACAAGACCAACTGGTCAACGCTGCGCAGCTACCAGGCAGACACGGCCGGTTATGTAGGGCAAAACCGAATCGGTCTAACGATTCGTGCTTCAGAACAGCTGAGCGGTGTGGTACAGCAGATGTCTGTATTGGCCACCGCCAATGCGCGCTACTGGAATGGGGCGTGGCAGTGGGGACCGACCAGCAACCCGGCGCACTGGTTTATGGATTTTGCCATTGGCCGCTATGACGGCGCTGGCAAGCTGACCTATGGCCTCGGTATGCCTGAGAGCCAGATTGATCTGGCTGCGCTGAATGCCTGGGCAAATTTCTGCGCAGTTGAGGGGCTAACCTTTAACGCGGTGCTGGATGACGACCGGACGGCCGCAGATATGCTGATGGCCATTGCCCGGTGCGGGTTTGGCTCACCTACCTGGGCATCTGGCAAGCTGGGTGCTGTATGGGATAGCCGCAACGCTACGCCGGTTGGCGCGTTTGGCATGAGCAATATCATCAAGGGCAGTTTTGAGGTGAATTACATCACCGAGCAGCTGGCCGAGGAGATCATTGTCCGGTTTACCAATCCGGATAAAGACTGGATTCAGGATGAGGTGCGGGTAACGGTGCCCGGCATTGCAAACCCCGTCCGAGCCAGTACGGTGGATCTGTACGGTTGTACCAGTGCCCGTATGGCCGGCAAGTTTGCCAATTACCTGGCCGCCCAGCAGAAATACCGGAAGCGCCGGATCAGCTGGGATGCCGATTTTGAAGGCCTAACCGTCCAGCGCGGTGATGTTGTATTACTGAGCCATGATCTGACGCAGTGGGGTTATTCAGGCCGCATTGTGGAGCAGGTTGGCAATACGCTAACTCTGGATCGTACTGTGCCCCGTAATGGGTCGCTGGATTACCTGATGATCAAGCGGCCGGACGGCACAATGACGACCTACCGCGTCAAGGCTGACAGCGGCAATCAGCATGTCGTTGAACTGACGTCGACGCCAAATATGCACAATGGCCGCCTGCCGATGGATCATATGTGGTTTTTCTCGCCACTGGCCACGCCCGGTAAAAAGGTCAAGATTCTATCGATTCAGCCGGTCAGCGAATCTCGGGTGAAGATCGTTGCCACAGATGAGGACCCCCAGTTTTATGCGGCCTGGGATGGCACCTGGAGCGAGGCCGGTAACTCGACATTACTGCCTAATGCGGTGCCACAAGTCAGCAATCTGGCAATTTCTGAGCATCTGGTTAAAACAGCCGTTGGCGTACAGGCCGAAGTAACTGCCAAGTGGAATCTGAATCAAAGCGTTGAACGGACACGGATTACCTGGCAGATGAACAACGGGCCGCGTCAGGTGCTGATGGCCTATGGTGAATCTGCATCATTCGTTGTGCCTGGACCTGGTTTGCTGCGGGTTGAAGCCGTGCCAATTTCGGCAACCCGTGCCGGCACCATGGTGTTCAAAGAGCAACAGATCTATGGGCTGACGCTGCCGCCTGAGGATGTGCCCTGGTTTAACGCTGACGGTAATTTGCTGTCATGGGGCGAGGTGTCTGATCTCGACGTTGCCGGATACCGTATCAAGTGGGCCGCTGGATCTGCCGGCGCATGGCACAACGGCCAGCCGCTTCATACCGGACTGGTCACAGATTCACCGTGGACGATGCCCAATGTTGGCGCTGGTGCATCTACGATCATGATCAAAGCAGTCGATACGTCAGGCAATGAGTCGGCAGCGCCGGCCTATCTGACGATCAATCTGGGTGATCCGGTGGTGGATAACGTCATTGCCACGCGCAATATGGAATTTCTCGGTTTTCCCGGAAAAATCGGGGCCGGTACGGTAACCGGTGGCGACCTGGTGGCCAACTCGACCGAGAGCATCTGGAACCCGAATTTCAACACGCCATTCTGGTCAACAGATGGCGATGATATGTGGGATCTGACCTATTACGCTGCGATGACATATCGCGCCCCGGTGACGATTGCCGCCGCAGAATCGGGTTCAAAAATGACAGTTACGCAGGATATCGCTGCCGAATCCTGGAGTATTGATTACCGCAAGGGCGCTGCCGACGGTCAAAGCATGTGGGGTGCTACGGCCACGCTGATGTGGTCTGGCGATGACTATGCACCCATGCGCAATAACGCGCCGGGGTATATGCCATGGCTTGGCGGTATTACTGCCGAAACGGGTGATTATGAGATTCGTGTCCGAACTAATTTCTCCCATACGCAAGGCCGGATTCGCAATCTGATCGTCAATCTGGATGTGCCGGACATTATGGAGACCGTCGATGACAAGGCGATTTCTGCATCCGGCACCCGTTTACCGCTGACAAAGAGCTATTACGCCATTCTCAACGTCAACCTGACTGTTCAGGATGACGGCGGTTCGGCGCGCACTGCTCGCGTCATGGATAAGAGCACCTCGGGGCCGCTCGTTAAGTGCTTCGATATCAATGGCAACCCTACCGCTGGCAAGGTAGACGCCACTATTCAGGGGTACTGATATGCCTGCATTACCACCCAGCACAGACTTTACGGGCTCATCCGTTACGGAAGGGCAATTCAAAACCGCACTAACCGCCATGCGCACTTACTTGGCGGATCTATTTGGAGCAGACGGCCTCAAAACAACCGCCTTGGCCACGCTTGGCGCCGCTACTCCAGCCGAACTGCAAGCCGCACGCGACGATACCGAAGCTGACAAGATCGCCGCCCAGGCAGCAGCCAGTGCAGCGCAAGCTGCATGGAACGCAGCTCTGGCTGCCAATCCTGACCTTAACCCGGCATTTCGTATGAATCCGACCACGATCAGTGAGGACCAGACCATTCCGACCGGCTATAACGCCGTTTCGGTTGGCCCCCTGGTGCTCGGTGAAGGCGTGGACGTGGTTATCGAAGAAAACGCCAATTGGACCATTGCTTAAAGGAGCAACAACATGAGTAACCTCACTCTTCGCAACATTTACGGTAAGGATGGCCAGCCGGTCAACTTTCCGAATGGCCTGACGGTTGGCACGGGTGCCGCCGGTACGGTCAATAACATCGGCATCGCTGGCCAGCCCGGCTTTGGCGTTGGCATCTGCCCAGGGCAGCTACCCGCCGGCATGGGTGCCATGTTTGGCTATACGGATCCGCTGTCGGATAACTATGGCAATTACCAGTATTCTGATGGATCGGTGATGGTCTGGGTGCCGGCCTTCTTTTACAAAGTCGGCACGGGCGCCAATGGCCTGGCACTTAACCGCTTCGATATCAAGCCGCTCTCGGCTTATACCGACGTGGCTGCAGCAAACGCAGCCGGCTATGCCCTGCATCGCGCTTTCTACGATGGCGGCGCCATTCAGCCGGGTTTCTTTGTCGACAAGTACCTGGTATCGAATAACAGCGGCATTGCCTCTAGCCTTAAAAACGGCATCGTGCTGACCTCTGGCCAGCGCGGCTCCCTGTCGACGGCTGTTTACTCGGCTCTGACTGGCGCCCCGGCCAACAATCTGGGTGGCTCGATTGCTGCAGCCAAGACTCGCGGCAGCAACTTCTTTGCCTCCAGCCGGTTTATTTTCTCGGCACTGGCCATGCTGGCAACGGCTCACGGTCAAGCGGCAACGGCTGTCACGTATTGTGCCTGGTATGACGCTGCCGGCGTTAAGAACTTCCCGAAGGGTTGCAACAATAACGCCCTGGGCGATGCCAATGACTCGGCAATCCTCTTTGTCGACGATGGCAACGGCACTTATAACTGCGGCCGCACTGGCTCGGCAAACCTCTTTGCCCGTACGACGCATAACGGTCAAAACAGCGGCGTTGCCGACCTGAACGGTATCGTATGGGAATACACCCCAGGCATCTGTTCGAACGGTAGCAACTATTTCGTGCTGAAAACCTCCAAGGCCATGAAAAACATGACCGGTGGCAACAGCGTAGCAACCGATCTGTTTGGCGCAACCGGCCTGTCGACCAACTACGACGACCTGGGCACGACCTACGCTTCGCTGACCGCTGCATCTGCCAATAAAGGTTTCGGCAGCGCCAACCAGGTGCTCTCCGAAGCAACCAGTGGCAATGCCTGGAATGTGACTGGCGCCGGTGTGCCTCTGGCTGGTGGGGTTGGTGGTAGCAACCTGTTTGGCAATGATGGTTTCTACGATTATCGGACCAATGAAATGGCTCCGTTCTCGGGCGGCAGCTGGGGCAACTCTTCCAATGCTGGCGTTTGGGCGCTCTATCTCGACGATTCGCGCACGTACTCGAACGTCTACGTTGGGTTCCGCTCCGCCTTGTATTTGTAACTTTGTAAGGGGCCGGCGAAAGCCGTGCCCCGACAGCCATGGGTCAACACTCTGAAGCCGAACTGAATACTAAATTCGTTGAGACAGCAAAGCTCATGAATATATACCTCAACCACTTCCCGAAGTTTGAGAAGTATGCGCTCGCCCAGCAAATCCGGCGGTGCATGTATGAGGTCTATTGGCTGATTGTGGAAGGGCAAAAGCGCTACCACAAAAAAACGACGCTCACGAATCTGGACATTCGGCACGAGCAATGGCGCATGTTTGTCAACCTGGCGAATTCGCTGGGCTATTTCGAATTTAAGGATGGCAAAATCAATCAGACCGTGCCGGAGAAAATGGCCGCGCACCGGTTTTTAGCGATTAGCCGCCTTGTCGATGAGCTTGGCCGAATGATCGGAGGCTGGATAGCCTTCGAGCGCCAGATAGAGCAACAACGGGAGGCGTCTTAACATGGCTCCGATCTCGGGCGGCAACTGGAACAACTCTTCCAATGCTGGCGTTTGGGCGCTCAATCTCAACAATTCGCGCACGAACTCGAACAACAACATTGGGTTCCGCTCCGACTCTGTTTCCCCTCGCAACCGGCAACGGTATGGTGGAACAAAGGGAGACGTTTTCCGGCACTTCGGTGCGAAATCGGCGTTTCGTCGCGTTTCTGGTAGCGCAGCCACAAGCTGTGTCGAACGTCAGGCGGTGGTTTTATGAAACGCTACGGCCACCTGTTTGAGCAGGCATTCAGCCGGGAGAATCTGTACCTGGCATACCTGGATGCCAGCCGGTCAAAACACAAGAAACGCGCCTGTTTCAATTTTGAGCGTCGCCTGGCGCGCAATCTTGATCTGTTGCATGAAAAGCTGCATGCCGGCACCTACCGGCCGCAGCCTTACTACACATTTGTGGTTTATGAGCCCAAAGCCCGCCAGATCTACGCGCCGTCATTCTGCGACCTGGTGGTGCAGCATGCGATTTACCGGATTGTTTACCCGATCTTTAACGCCATATTCATCGACCAGTCGTTTGCCTGCCGTATCGGCAAGGGCACACACAAGGCCGCCGATTATGCCCAGCAGGCGCTGCGCCAATCGCCACCGGGTAGCTACACGATCAAGCTGGATATTCGGAAGTTTTTTTACCGGATCAACCGCGCCATTCTGCGCACCCAGATCGAGCGTCGTATAAAGGATGCCCGTCTAGTCGATGTGATGATGCTGTTTGCCGATTACGGTGAGCCAGTCGGTATCCCGATTGGCAACCTGCTCAGCCAGACCTATGCGCTGATCTACCTGAACCCGCTAGATCACTTTATCAAGCGGGAAATCAAGGCGGCACGGTACTGCCGCTACGTGGACGATTTCATCATCTTCGGCGTTAGTCGGGATCAGTGCCTGGAATACCTGGCACGCATTAAAGCATTTATCACGGGCCTCGGTCTTGAGCTATCGAAATACACGATTGCGCCAGTCCGCCGGGGCATCAATTTTGTCGGTTATCGCACCTGGGCGACACGCCGATTTATCAGAAAGCACAGCCTGTTCAAATTTCGTCGCGCTGCCAATGCCGGCAAGCTGGACAGTCTGGCCTCTATCCTCGGGCATGCGCGTCGTACGCACAGCCTAAGGTCTTTAATCACCACCCTTTGGAGTAATAACCATGACCTCTATTTACGCTTACCGCAAGTTTATCGACGCTGTGCGCACGGTTGAAATCCGTCTGCCTGAGGATGAAAACCATCAACGTATCGGCACCGAGCTGGCGACTATCGACGGCGAAACCTATGTTTCGATCCCGGCTGGTCACGAGCTGCCAACCCAGCCTCAAGAAATCTCTGTTCGCGAGATCCAGCTGACGCCAGAACTCAAAAATCAAATCTCGGCGGCCAGCCCGCATGTGCGCCTGATTCGTCAGAAGGTCTCTGAAAAGATTGCCGAGCAGTATTCGATGGGTGACGAAATCAAGCTGATCCGTACCGCACCGAGCGCAGAGTTTGAGGCCTACAATGCGTACGCCGAGGATTGCCGCGCCTGGGGTCGTGAACAACGCGCTGCATTAGGTCTGTAAGAAATCGCCCCGCAATGACGGGGCTCTACAGATATCTGGCCTTGGTGGAGAGGCCGCAACTGAAAGCCGAGAGGTTTTCAGGGGGAATTTATGGCTGCTCCACCGATCTCGAAGTCCGTTGCACAGCAAGCATTAGACGACCATACAAAGTATGGGTCGATTGAGGCTGCTGCTCGCGCTCAAGGCATACCCGCCGCAACATTCCGTAACCGCTATCGTGCGGCTTTACGCTATGGTCTGACGCCATTATTTAGCACCGGATCAGATGAGCCAGTCGACGAGCTGACCATGCTCAGAGACAAGATCCGCAAGCTGGAAAGCCAGGTATCGAGCGCTCAGCGCGAAACGATCTCTGATGAGTACGTGAAACGCAAGATCATTGGCCTGGCAGAGCAAACCCCCGATGTGCCTTCATGGCTCAATAATGAGCGCAAGTCGGCCAGCAACGATATTGGCGTGCCGACACTTTTTGCCAGCGACTGGCACTGGGGCGAGGTGGTCAATTCCCGGCAGATCGGTGGCGTCA